AGATTGCTTTTTTTTTCTAGCGTCTCAACGTCATGGCTCAAATCGTCTATGCGTACACTGTGCTTTGCCAGGTCGATACATAGCTGATGTTCCTCACCCGCAATAATATCAATCTTGCTTTCCATGCGCCCCAGCACGCGCTCAATCTGCTCCATGCGATGCAGGATCAATGCGTTTGTAACCTTCTGCTGTTGACCGTTTTCTTCTGGCATAGTGTTTACCTCAGTGTAGTTCGGGATGTGCGCCCCATAGCTTGTTGACCTTATCCTCCAGGCTTGGGACTGTCGATGACGGCGGTTCAATCACGCCGCTATAACCAAAGTATGCCTGCAAGTTTGCTTGAGTGCCGTTCCAGCGGTTGCTGTCAACGTAATAGCTCGCAACGCCAACCGCCCCACCGTTGCTCTTTTCGCCGGTCTGATGAATCAGCCAGCTTGTAACGCCGATAGGCATCAGGGGCGGCGGTTCTTTCTCCAGCGTGTACAGTGGGTAGGGCGCCGCCGTGCGGTAATGCGCCAGCCACCAATCCACCTTTGGCATGTCTGCAACGCTCATGCAGCGGTTGACCCACTCCGCCCGGCTGTAAATGATGGGATACCTGCCCGTGCGTGCCTTGCAAATCTCAAGCATCTGCTTTGTGCGCGTGGTGATGGTCGCTTTCGTGTTGCTGTGCTCAAGCTCTGCATCAATGACTAAACGATCGTACGTCCAGTCACAGTCTGCGCCGATGATACGGAAAAAGTTGTCCATCTGCTTGGTTGCGTCCTCGCTGAAGTAAGGCACGTGGTATGCCAGGCGTGGCAGCTTCACCCGCTTTGCCTCAGACCAGGAGCGGGCAAACCAGGGGTCGCTGTATCCCCACGATATACCCGCCCGGATTGCGACGAACACGACAGGCGACGCCGCCATAATGTCGAAGTCTACCTTCTTGCTTCCGTCTGACGAGTAGTTATATCGGCTTATGTCAATTCCATATGGCAACATATGTCATACCTCCTATTCACTGGCCGGGGGCTGTAGATTAGGTAATACTTTGAATGCCAGTGTTTCCGTGTGAAACTTCTCGCCCGATGTCAGCTCAATGTATCCTTGCACCCGCCATGCTCCTCATTGATCTATGTCCTCCACGATGGTGTAATAATTAACGGTGCCATCGGTGCCATCAGTCTTGAACTCGGCGTCTACTTCCGCGCGAGATCCGTCAGGTTTTTCAAAAAATAGTTTTTTGTTGTCAGCCGCACTAATATCAATAGCCACGCCACTTGCATCAACTATACGCAGCTGGAACAGCGTTCCAATATCTCCGACATGAATAGTGGTATCATCCATAATTAGTTCCTCTCGTCCATCACTAACACAAGATCCTCAATGCACCGATTTAGTTTAACGCTCTTATCAATCTGCAGATTAATTTGTACATCCTCGTAGATCTGCAAGTTCATCTGGGTATCCATGGTAACCAATTGCGTCCATATGGAGTCCGGAACAGCCGGAACATATGCAATTGCACCGTTTCCTACCATGGGTACCGTGCTTCCGCCTGTTTCAACCCAAATTATTGCACTGGCTCCGCCGGTCCATGCGATTGTACTCGCACCGCCTGTTTTTGCATAAGATATTGATGCAATATGCGTAGATGGGCCACTCCCGGCCAGCGCAGTTGACCCGCCGCCAATATCAACATATACTAGTGCATCAAATCCCGCCCCAAGTACAATTGTTGTTGCTCCACCGGCTTTTTGATATGTTGTGGCACCAGTAAACTCTTTAGTTCCGCCACCACTTAGCGTAGCAATTCCACCCCCCGAGTCCGCGGCTATCTGAGCATCACCCCCACTACCCAAAAATACGGCGAGTCCACCCCCAGAGTCCACGGCTATCTGAGCATCGGCGCCGCCACCCAAAAGTATTGCGGTAGCACCCCCAGAGTCCGTGGCTACCCAAGCATCAGCGCCAACTCCTACGATTACTGAACGTGCTCCGCCAACCTTTTCATACGTATCGCCACTAGGAGCAGCCGGAGTATAATCGCTGGCACCAGCTCCAGCGAAAACACTTGTCGCAGATCCTGCTCTAGGGTATACATGAGTTACTAAATTTGCACCAGCCCCACGCCCTATTACTACAGCCCCCGTTCCAACTTCCGCAAAAATCAGGCTCTTTGCCCCAGATGCTTGGATGATCGAGGTGCCGCCGCCTGCCTTTTCACTCGTTGTCGCACTCGTATATGTGATTGCCGGCGTTGCGATATAGCTCGCCAGTGCGCTCGACCCATCATATATGCGCAGGTAAACTGTGTTCCCGTTCGATAGCTGTCCCTCGTCAAGCTGCAGGCACCACTCGGTCTCAAAGTAATAGTTCTTCGAGCCAGAGTTCGTGCATCCCCCTGTCGTTTCCTTCATGCCGTTGTTGTCGTCGACAAACGTTCCCACGCCACCGCTGAGCTGTGACGTGCAATCATCCCCATCCGCAAAATTGCCCGAGACGCTAAAGAATACCGGCGTGCTGCCCGTCACCGCATAGTAGTTTGTACCGTTTGTTGAATAGTACAGGTTGAAGGTCTTAGCCGACCACGCCGCCCCATTCTGCTCATCAATCAAAAACCGCACCCTGAAATTCAGGTCTTTGCCTATCGTGTCGTTACTGCTCTGCGCCTGGCGCCAGGTGGCCGCGCTCTCACTGCCGTCATCGTTGCGGATGCGGAAATCTAACTGATGCAGAGTGGTCGTACCCATGTCGTTACCTCACCTTGCTGCCTATCCTGCCGAAAGCAGTGCGGGGTGGGAAGTCCGGGTCTGCATTCGCCTGCATCCAGACTTCCCTGTAGTCCTCATCGCTCACCAGCCTGCCGAAAAGCACTCGCTTTGCGCCTGGTCTTGCCAGGTAATCCACCAACCCGATGTAATCCATCGGGTACCAGCGCTGCTCAGCATCATCCCACACGTAGTAATCCCCGTTGGAAACGATCCGCCTGCCATGCTCCGCATCCCGCTCCACGATCGCCAGCACGCCGAAGGCAGGCGCCAGCCATGCCTGCCCATCATACGGCGCCTGGTCATGGTAATAGACGCGGAAGGCGATTACCTCGCCGCCATCATCTCTCTCGGCAGCCATGCCGCCGCCCTTACCCATCAAACTGCATCGACGGCGTCACCTTGATCACATCGTTCTCGTTCAACGTCACTGCCGTGGTGTCATCGAAGTTTGCGAAGTAGATGATCGTGTCTCCCGCCTGGCTGCTGGCGTGCGAGGCAAGGAAGAACCCATTCACCGTACCCCACCCGCCAGACCCAACGGTGGCAAATGTTTTTTGACTGGCGGTGATTTTTCGCCCGTTGCCGTTTTCACTGGCGCTGCCCCAGTCCGTGTTCGCCACCTCAACCCTGGCGTAGCTCGTGCCTGTCGCCTCTGTCCAGCCGGACGGCGATGCCCCGCCCACTGCGGTCCTGCCCGGGCAGGTGCTTGCCGTCTGCGAGGTGAATAGCCCCATGTACAGACTAGCCAGGTTCGTCCCGTATTTCGGGAAGATGCCCATGATCTTGTCTAACCCTTCATCCACAAAAATCTCTGCCATTTCAAATCTCCTTTTCTATCGTTTTGTCTGTTATCACGCCTTTGGCGGTAAGCTCCGCAATCAGCGCGTCAAACGGTTAAATCTGATATATCGCCGTATATCCAATCGATCTACTGGCGCCCAGTCCCCAGTTTGCGCCATCATAGCGTCGCACGGCTACCACATCCGGCGTGCCGGCTTCCAGTTCACCAAAGCCAGACAAGAAAGTCCCATCACTCACATTTGCATAGACATTCGCCTTAAAGTTCGTGTTTGCCGTCAGCAGCGCCGAATCAATCGGCAGCGTCGCCTTGATGGCTGTGCTCGCCGTCCCTCCGGTTGTGCCGGTTATCTTGCCCTGAACGATTGCGGTATTGCCAATCACAGAAAATACAGCAAAGATGACACTGGTACTAGTGAACGTCATGCTGCCTGATGCGCTGGGGGTCGGCGTGTAGTTGAACCATCCCGGCCAGTCCGGCGGGGTGCCGTAGCTCAATTGCGGCCCCACGATTGCAGCGCTTGCCAGGCTGTAATCTGTGCCACCCGTCACCGTCACGGTGGTATTTGCGCCATAGCTAGCCCCAACAACGACAAAGTATTTTATGGTCGTCTGGGTTAGCCTGATGCGCGTACCCTTAACATACTTATCAATCTGGTTCCCTTCCACCGTAAACGTGGTGGCGCTGGCGTATGTCCAGGTTTCCCCGGCGTTAATCCAGTTTATCGTCAGGTCTGGCGCTTCCGGAACAGGTATCAGGTTATCCGCCCGTATCCGTTTTGTTACCGGCGTGCTCCCCATGCCCGTCACGATTACCAGGTTGTCGCTGTCATCCGCAGCCGTAACCTCGTTCAGTTCACTGATTTTTTTCGGTTCAACTGCCATGCTTCCTCCGCTAGCTTACCCTGGTTATCCAATACAATTTTATGTTAGGCGGCAGATTGCTGCCGCTTCCTGTGTTGCCAACCGTGTGCGCATGGCTCCCGGCGCTGTTGGTGTTTAGACTCACAGAGTGTGTATGCCCGCCGGATGCGACGGATGTACTTCCAGAAAGCGCGTTTGTCGCCGCGCTTGCACTGCCTGTATTTCCGTTAGCGCTGTGGCTGTGCCCACCAGATGAACCCGTTGTCGGGTTGGTATGCGTGTGCGTTGCCGTGCCGCCTGTGTCTGCCAAGTCCCCGTCGCCCGTCGCGCCATAAACAAACAGTCCGGTCATATCCGGGGTGCCGTTAGTCCCATCGCATATCTGCCAACCCGCCGGGATGCTGGCGGCGGCCAACCGGAAGGCAATCACTCCCCCAAGCGGGAAGCTGCTAAAATCTGGGTCGGGCGGCTCCAGCCCTTCCACAACTGCCAGCCGTTCGTTCAGCGCTTTTTGGTTGATTACCAGCCTGTTCCAGTCGCTGGGGTACACATCTTCCCCCGCCAGCATCTCGGTCGGTGTTACATAGGTATTTGTCATCTCTTACGCTCCTGACACTTTGGTAATCCAATATAGCTTTTTGTAGGGCGGCATGTTGTCGCTCGCAACGGTTACGCCCAGCGTGTGCGTATGCGCTCCGCCGTTGCCGATGGTGATGTATGGGTAGTGATAGTGTGCGTTGCCGATTATCCAGCTACCGCTGCCCGTGCTTACAAGGTGGGTCGGGCTGGGTGTTGTGCTCACGGTCGGTAAGCTGCTCAGACTATGGGTGTGGTTGGATACGGCCGCCGGTATGCGTGTGCTCCGTTGCACCGCCTGTTGCTCCAATCTCTCCATCGTTGGCAGCTCCCATAATCATCCGGCTGCGTACATCCGCTATACTGTTTGTGCCGTCGCATATCTGCCAGCCGTCTGGCAGTGCAGATGCTACACCGTACCACAGGATTACCCCGCCCACTGGTACAGCGCCGCCGGTGTACAGCATCTCCAGCGCCGCCAGGCGTTCCTGCAGGTTCATGTCGTTTGCTACCAGCAGATTCCAGTCGCCTTCGTCAACAAAGGGCGTGGTGTTTTCTGGCTGCAGGTCGAGTTCCGTCCAATCGGTCATGTCTCTATCCCAAGTGTTGTTGTTGCGCCAAGTTCGCTGTACCCTGGCTCGCCAAGTTTCCAGAATCTGTAACTATCCAGGCGCGCGGGCTTCAGGTACAGTTTACACCATGTGTACAAGCCATCCATCCATGTGTCCACGCCCTGGATGTAGTAATCCTCCCTCAGTCCATATTCCACCACTTCGAGCGGTATACGTCCTCCGATGTCTGTAAGCATATACACGCTTGCTAGAATACGATTGCGGTTTGCGCAAAAAATCACCTCTTCTACTGTGTTTGTTCTTTGGCTGTACCGTACCGCTAAAACTGATATATGACCAAGAGTACGCATCGGATCCGATTGATATTTTTGGTCGAGGGTCATTTCAATCTGACCGAAGAGTGAATCATCGTCGCTATCAACGTCCACTACCTGCGTGACAGTGTCGCCGATGTACACGGGGTCGCCGCTAATCTCAATTTCAGTTATCCATGCTTCCTGGTTGCTTGTGTTTTCTATGCGCAGTGCCGCATCCCCAGCGCCAAAAGTGCCGCTTATATCCAAGTCCGCTGTTAGATCATCCCCTAAACCGTCTGCTTGACTGTTCATGGCTGCATGTGTGATGCTTACGTTCTGGGCGCTGATCCCCGCATAACCGTCTATAACTGCGTACCGCACGCGCAAGTTTTCTCGTACTTCCCCCGATTCGAGCTTTAGCGGCGTATTGAGCATAAAGATCACCTCAGCACTCCCCACTCGCCTGGGGTACGTCTTCCCCAGCCAGCGGTTCGCATAGTGCGCTCCGTTAACCACCTTGTAATCGGTCACGCCGGCAAGGGCGGCGAACTCTTCGCCGCTGTCTGCGAGCAGCGGCTCCTCGTCCTCGGTCGTTAGATAGTATAGATCGTCTTCAGTTAGCAGCTCTGGGGATTCATCGTCTGTAAGCGGATATGCGTTAAACTTTTTAGTTTCAGATCGTGATTGACGGCCCTCAATTGTAAGTATGTCACTTGCACCTGTCCGAGCTTCATACTTAATATAGCAATAGCCGAGCTCACTTTTAGCGGCTTTGTCTATTTCAGTATATATGGTAGTATTTTCTCGAACAGTGTCTTGCGATGTCGCGAATGTTTCCTCATACGCAGTGGTGTCAATTCTCCCGGTTTGTGCGGTTAGCAAACTGGACAGAGTAATTACAATATCCCCGAATGTCTGATCCGTCTGAATCTCCGTAAGTGTTACAGGACTATTCAGCGCGAAATACATCCAGTCTACCGCGCTAACTTGCGTAAGCGCTAGCTGTCCACGGCGTATTTGTTGGATGCCGTTAGGCGGTATCCAGCCAACCCACTGTATTTTTTCGATGCCCTGCCACACCGAAAGAATCTTGATTTTTGCTCTGACCTGAAAGCCGCTTGTACAGTTAGCATGACCAGGCGTATATCGGTTTTCGGCCCCGGTTGCGCCGTCATTGCGCAGTAAAATATTGAGCATCCCCACGCTGGCGATGCGGTCGAGCGGGTGTGAGGATGGGATACCCTTAGTCCACTTGATACCTTTGACATGCACATCGTGGGTGATGTTCAACCAGCTATCAGATGCCGGTGCAGTTTGTATGTATATGCTGTGCTCGATCGTTTCTGTCATCTTTCGCTCGTTGCCAGCGCCTCGCGCATGGCCAGTTTTATGGTCAGCGGTAAACTTGATATTACACTGATGAGCTCGTCTGACATTGCTCCGCCTCCGCCGCCACTGTTTGGCGCGGGGGTGATTTGCACGTGCTCGCCTGATTGCGCCCACAGCGGAAAGCTGTCGTTCGGGTAGCCTGGCGGTACAACGAAGTCAGCGCCAGCCGCCCCGCCGTAGCCATATACGCTTCCGCTGCCAGCGGTGGTATAGTTGGTGTGTACGTTTATGCGCACGTTTTTCTCAGCCGGGAAGCCGAATAACGAGCTAAGCAGTGATACCACCGTGCCGATTTCCCCGGTCGCCTCGCCCAGGTCAATCCCGTTTATGCGGTCGATTTCCTCCATCGTGGTTACGCCTGCCGCTACGATAGCACCCTCAAGCTCGTGCCATGTTACAATTCCATCGTCTATCGTGGTTGTAGCAGCATCCATCGCCGCAGAGTAGTCAGCCGCGGCCAAAGCCCCAGAATCAACCATGCGGTTTAGCATTTCAACAGCCGTTGCCATTGCATAGCTTTCCTCAGTCGCAAAGCCCGCTTCAAGTTGGATACCTCGAACCGCGTCTCTGTATTCCCCGGATGTTATTGCGCCGCTAACCATCATGGCTTCCAGTTCTGCCATTTTGAGGCGAGCTAAATCCGCAGCGTCCATCTCTAGCAATTTTTCTGCTAAGGTTGCAAAACTTTTAGCCGCCGCTGCAGCTGCCTTGTCTGCGGCCGCTACCTGCTTACTAATCTCCTTTGCCGCCGCCGCTGCCTGCTCGGTTGAGGCGATAAACGGATCATAAGCCGCGGTCAACTCTTCGATACTATCGGTAGTTTCTACCAGTCCGCGCACATAATCGCTCTGGATGACACCGAACCCTTCCAGCCACCCCTGGTATGCCTCTGTTTTTTGTGTTACCCGCTCTAGTGCTTCAGCCTGTGTCTCATAGCCGTGAGTAACCCCCATAGCAATCTGCATTGCGTCTGTGGCAGTAATTGCACCTTTCTTTACAGCGTTGTCCAGTGCTTCAGAAAGATTTATCTGGTTTGTTATCCCCTCGGCTACACTCGCCACACTTGGAGCAAGTTTTCGCTTGAATGCGTCGCCAAGGTTTTTGACGGATGCCTCCAGCCGCATAATCTTACCGATGTCCGTGTCTACGATGCTCCCAACCCGCTCCAGCTGTTCCTCAGCCTGCAGCAAAAATGCTTGATTGAAAGCTTCCTTGGCTTCCATGCCTGCTGCTTTGAGGGCTTCAACTTTTTCTTTGAACCCGTCTGTGCTAACGCCCAGGGCGTCAAAACGCATGGTGGTCTGATTGGTCAGCGTCAGCACAAGCTGGTTCATGTTCATGCCTAGCTGCCCAGCGACGCTGGAAAGCCTTACTGCCTCGTCATGTGTTTTCACAAGCCCAAGCGACATAAAATCAGTCGCCGACTGCATGAGCTCCGCCTGACTAAATAACCCGCCGGTAGCATCTCCCAAGTCCTCACGCAGGGCTTTACCGGTCGTGCCTATGCTATCCGCTAGCCGATTAAATCTAATCTCAGTGGCTTCGAGCTCTGCTCCAGCCCGGCCGATGTCGTAAATTTTCTTAACCGCGACTGAAACGCCAGCAATCACCCCAACGGCGGCGAGCGCACCAATCTTTAAGGTGTCTAACTTTTCGCCGAGTTCGGACGTTCCTTTTGCGGCGTCTTTCCCAGCGCCGTCGAGTTTATTTAGTTCCTTCTCTACGTTAGCCAGCGCTTTTGAAGCCTTGTCTGTCGCCTTAAGCAAAATTTCAACGTTACTCGCCATCGTCCCTCGCTATCCTCGCTGCCTGGTCAAGTGCGTGCGCCTTTTCCGGATTGCTCTTGTTCCAGGTCGCCCAGTTGTCTGATGCTGCCCGCTCGTTGTACCACCGGATGATGTTCTCGGTCGCAATCATGCGCTTGATTTCTCCAGCTCCTAAAACTCTGCCGTACACGGCGCTTGCACCAAACCGATCAACAGCCTGCAGCAGCCTGATCTCGCCGGTTGGTTTATCCTCGCCCGCGCTTTCGGCGTACTTATAGGCGCGAGCGATTACCCGTTTGGGATGTCATCCTGCTCTGAAAAGAGCGCGATGACCTCTCCTTGCAGCCAGGCAACCAGTTCATCCGCCGATTTTCGTGGACTTGCCGGAAACGTTTCCGGCGTGAGTTGTCCAAAACCAGCCAGATTCCATTCCTCGACGCAGCTGCAGATTCCCGGCAGTACCGCTTTTCGGATTCTGCTCATGTGCAGTTCGCCAGTTTCAGCGCTTTTCGCAACCTCGCGCGCCTCATCAAGCGCGTCCTCAACCGCGATTACTTGCGGATATGTCAGCGGATCAGACAGCGTTACAGTTCCAAGAAAGCGCTTTACCGGTGATGTTATCGTTTTGCTCATCGCGGTTAGCTTTCAGCCGTAGTGCCCCAAGCCGGGGCGGCGGAGCCAGGGAACATGTAAATTTCAGCGGTGTACGTCATGTTTGACGGGTCGACTGTGTAGTTTTTTACCAGCACGCCGCTAGTTGCGCTTGCTGTGATCCCAAATTGCGGCTCCCCAGCCTCCCAGTCTTGCCTAATGCCGATCCGCACATCAAAAGTTAGCGGTGTTACTCCGCCATTTACTGCGCTCAGCACGGTATGACTCCCCGTGCTTGCTGTCGTGTCTACCGGGCCTCCGATAGTGCAGTGGAAATCCGGCGTGTTGGGTAGGGCGCCTTTGATTGCGTCCATCCAGGCGGTCAGGTCGGTTTCGTCGTAGGAAAGTCCAAGTCCGTTGATGCTGTTGACGGCAATTTCGCGCAGGGTGCTGCCGCTGTCGTCAATGTGCACCTCTACCCATTTTGATACAGTCCTTCCTGTTTTTGCGGTCATAAATTATCTCCTGTCTATCTAAAATTAAACGTTATGCGCATGAGAGCGCACAAAAGCCAGCGCAAAAGTCACGCTTGTGATGCCGTCGAGCACAATCTGCCAGCGCAGATAGCGCCTTACTGTCGCGGTAGTGCCGATTTGTACAATCCCAGCTGTGGGTATGTCAGTGTGCGCTATCTCGCCACTGGTTGCCCCAGATAAATCGCTGAAAGAGCCGTCGGAGTTTGTCGCTGCATCCTGCACCTTTACTATCACCGTGCCAGAACCAGCAGCGGCAAAAATCTGGAACATCAGGTATCCGCCGTTAGCGGAGGCTGCACCGTTATCATCAATGCCAACCGCGGCGTTTGCTTCGGTCTTCGCTGCTTTTGCGTGCAGCAGGACACCCCAGGGTTTGGTATGGCTGAGCGGAATATTTACAGGTCTTGCGCCTGTGTCTATGCCGATCGTGATGTTATTGATTCCGATGTCCAGGTTGTAGTTGAGCTGATTAATCAGCGCTAAGAATGCTGGATCACCGGCGGCGGGTTCTGCGCGCATACCAACGGGTATCATGACTGTACACTCCTGCCCGGGCGTCGCGAACACATCGTGAATATCATCCGCGCCGTTTGCGCTCAAAATCGCGTTGATCGACCCTATGCCTATCTGTTCCTGGTTCGGCAGCCCCCCTTTTACCTGCCAGTTGAGCGCTTCCATCTCTTCGATCTCTTGCCCGTGTACCAGCGGTCCAACAGCCCGTGCATCGCCCGACAGGTCATGCCCGTTTAAATATAGCCTCGTCCATCTGCTTAATGTTCTGCCTGTCGCCATAAGTCCTCCTAGTTTACAAACTCCGTGATATAAAATCCCAGGTCGCAGCCGTACCACAAGCTGTCTGAGGGATCATTAACGATACCCATGTTGGTGATGTCCGCCGGTACGATGTCCACGGCTCCAGGCAGCGTGTCAAGCGCAAGCACCGCGTCCCAAACCTTGCCTATGGTTTCGAGCAGCCCGGGGAGCGATTCAAGTTTTGTGATACGCAATCCGCCAGCAGGCTCGTAAAACAGGCGGTAGTGAAGGCGGTATACGACGGTCATTTTTGCGTCGCCCGCGCCAAAGCTGTCTCGCGTTACGTCCAGATCAGTGACAAAGTCTGCCAGCGGCATAAGAACCCGCTTGCGGATGTCGACGGTAGCGGGCACCTGGTCGATGTCGAGAACCTCAAGCCCGGTCACGCTTATTTTACTGATACTGTCAACAATTACGGCAAGCTGCAAAGCCATGCTAAATCCTCCGCCGATAGTATGTGAGTACGTCACGCGCCCAGCCAGGCACATCCGCTGGACGTAAAACCACCCCAGCCGCAGTGATGCTCGCTACGCCCTCAGATGACTGGCCGATGCGCCGAGCATACAGGTTGTTTGCCAGCTCCAGGGTTAGCGCTTGTATGTCGTCTGGAGCCGTTGTGCTATACCCCCACGTACCTGCCAGGCTGATGACATCCTCGCTGTCCCCGGCACTTGACACCGACCAGTACAGGCTGCTAGACTGCTTTATTTTTACAGCGTAGTACGGGGGCTTGTTTTTGGGAACAAGGTCATAGTGTGCAGTTGTTATCGTTTCGCCGCTCCCGTTTTTAAGCGTGGCTACAACAAGCAGGTCATCATCCAGTATAAGTAGGCGGCTTCCCACCGGCACATCGAAGTAGTGCGTTTCTGTTCGCGCGTAAAACGTACGCCCCGTAGCCCTGTCAGTATAGCGGCTTGCAGCTTCGATGCAGTTTTCGATTACCTCATCGTCGTCAGAATCCTGGCTGTCGATACCTAGCCGATATGACTTGAACTCGTCCAGCGTCGCGTACCCGTTTGTAATCATTTCACCGCCTACTCAAAATAGTACAGGATTACTCCGCCGACCTTCGTGGCGCCGCCGGATGCGATCGCCACCTTCGGGCGCCCTAGGATAACTGGCATTACACGGTCGCCGCCGCTTGTGCCGGTCAAAGCTGCACCATCTGCAACCGCATGTACCAACTCCCGCGGGTAGTAGGTGCTGTCGATGTCGAAGTTAGCTTTAGTTAGAATGGGGCGCGATATATCCTCATGCTCGCACGTGATGGTGATACCCACGCCGTCAACAAATGACCCGTCGATGAGCTGCACAGCGTACAACTGACCGAAGACCGCGTCGCCATAGCCCGCCCCAACCCCGTCCCCGTTCGTGGTAATCGTGATGCGCATATTTTTAAGCTTCATCTGCGCTCTCCTTCACCGGTTTAGCCCGGCTGCGTTTTACAGTCTTTACAATTTTTACAACAGGCTGAATTTCTTCGATCTCTTCAATCTCTTCAGCTAAGCCGACACCGATTAAGTGCGCGGCGTCGTCATCTGACAGCTCATACTCCTGCCCGGGCGGGATATAAGACTCAAGGGTCTCCCGCCCACAATAACCGCCAGGGAAGTTAACTTTCATCTTGTATAACCTCGCTTTCAGTNNGCCCCGCCGTCTGCATCTTCAAGCAGCACTTTCAGCGCTTCAGCCGCAGCCAGGTTCATCTGGTATTGCAAGTATAGCCTGTCCGCTGCCTCTGTGTACTCCTTGATATACCGCTTGATTTTATCGATCATCATTAGCTCCGGTTGGTTGCCGCTGATGCACACATGATATAGTACGGCGTGCCATTGTCTGAGATAATCTTGATCGAGTGGCTCATAGCCTGTGTGGTGTGCGCCGCAAAAATCGTGCCGTTCGAGGCGTTCGGAATCTGGAACAGGTTTGTGAATCTCACCGCGCCAACGTCACCAAACCGGATGAAACTGTGTGTTGCCGGAAGGGTATTTCCTGTGGCGATGTCACTATCTACCAGCAGAGCCGCAAGCGTTCCGCTCAGTGTTCTGGTTTCAGCGGATGCCCCAAGGGTTGCACGAAGTGCATTACCAGCCCCGCTAACGCTGGATGATGCGTCGATTCCAAGCGAGGAGTGAATACCATTCACTGTCCCGCCAGTTGCCACGTTTGCGGCACTGACGTTGGCAAAGAAACGCCCCGCCTCGCCGCCGCCCGCACCGTAAAATTTCAAGCGCGCATAAATCCCGCGGCTATCGCCGGTCGCTGCGCCGGTCGCCAGCCGCCACTCTACCGCGTTCTTGTCTGCTTCCCCCCAGCCGTAGTAATCGCCACTGTTCCCCACGCCCCATATCAGGGCGCTAGCCCCGGGCTTGATGTTCCGTAAAATTTTGGTTTTTGCCATTGTGTCTCCTTCTCCTTCGGGGCGGGTTACCCCGCCCCTTCGTGAGCTGTAGGTTTTACGTCAGCTTATACACCGACATAGTAACTGATCGATGCCGCTGAGGTGTCGCGGTATGCTAAACCGCAGCGGATGAGTGCGGTGATTTCGTAGGCGTCCGCCTTGGCGTAGCGAGTGATCTCCATGGTCATGCGGCGCTTGTAAGCGAACTTCCAGGAGTCAAAGTGCACTGCCAGGATCGCGCCATACAAGTTATTGGGCGTGGTGTCCTGGTCAACCTTGCCGGCTGAGTTTGCCTTGCGGGCGGCGCTCATGAAGTGCATCTGTGCGGATACAATCAGGTCTCGCCCAAACATGCGGGTAAGCTGCCCGCTTTCGATGGTCGCAGGTCCAAACACGTCACGGGTTTTGACCTCGTCAAGTTTGAGGCTTGCCCAGTAAGTGTTCGGGTCAACGATGAAGGCGCAGGCTGCGGGGTCGAGGGCTTTGATACCCGCGGTGCCAAGCAGTTTCAGGGTGTTGACATAGTCATCAGCCGTCAATCCGCCGCTTGCGCTGCGTGCATTGTTTGCCAGTGCAACCAGGCGCATTCCGTCCCAAGCCAGGAAGGGCTCAGTGCCCGCCGGTGTTCCGGCGATGTCGTTGATGTTGGTTGTACCGCCAGTAGCGTCGTCACCGTCAATGACCACGTGCTCGAGGATTTCGTTGCCGCTTTTGGTGAGCTGCTGCTGCAGGTTTGGCGCCCAGGCAACCAGGCTATCCTCGACCATCTCGCCGGTATACATCACGGCTGCGCCGATCTTTTTCAGCGCAAGCTGCTTGTTTGCAGTAGCGAGTTTCGAGGTTGTCACGGTGCGGGCAGGCTCGTAGCTATAATCTTCGTCCGCCGTGCCCTCAGCAACCAGGTACCAGGTTGGATCCGCGGATTCAACCGGCCAGTATTTGCTCGAATAGCCATCCGGCACAACTTCTTGCGGGATGCGGTTCACAATCCCGCCGAGCTGACGCACTGCTTCCCAAATCTGGTTCGAGTAGGCGGTGCCGACGAACTGCGAGCCATAGCCTGACAGTGTCGAGTAGTTAAGCTCATCAGCCTTGATGCCAAGTCCTTTGATGGCGCTGAGCACCCCGCGGCTTACGGCTTTGTTTTCTTCCGCTTCGGCTTTCATGCCATAGGCTTTCAGAAAGCTGTCAGACGTTTTTACGCCGGTCTGACGCATAACCGCCAGTACTGCATCCATCTCCGCCAGCGAGAGATTATCGTACTTGCCGATCTCCCCCAGGTTGGTGAGGATGACACTGTCTGGAAGCCTCTTATCCTTGGCGTTTTCTGCTTCCCATTTTTCGCGTGCGTCTTTCACCGCGGTTTCGATTTTTGCGGCTTCGGCTTTACGGGCTGCCTCTTCTGCTTCGCGAGCCTCGCGATCTGCCTTGATTGCGGCCTCAACCGCTTCTTTGATTTGTTCTTTTTCGTCCATTTTGATTTCTCCTTCATGTGTATTGATTTCCGCTGCTCCGTCACCAACTGCCTCAGCTCTATATGCTGCAGTAACTGCAACACCTTCAGCCTCGGCCTCTGTCGTGTTCGGTTCACGGAGGATGTCAGGCAGCTCTTGCCCTGCCTGCTCGTAAACTGCTTTTAATGCCGGCATTGCGATTGCGTAACTGTTCGCCGGACGTTTATTCTCGTCTGCGTCAAAGATGCTCAGCTCAAAGACCGGCCAGTAGTCGATATGTCCGTCTGACGCAACCCGCCGCAGGTGTTCTGCAGTGCCGCTTGATGCCACTGCCAGTCCACGCTTTGCAGCGTCGTATACCCGGGCTGCCAGTTTGCTTGCCTTGTCAAGTATGACCCTGTACCAAACGCCATCCCCGCGCTTTTGCGTGGATACCACGCGGCCGATCTTCTGCGGCTTGCCCTGCGGCTTTCCATCCTCTGCATACCCGTGATAGTAGTGCAGGATGGGTGTTACGGTATCGAGCTCCAGGTCGCTCCGTTCATCGAAGTACTCGCCGTGCGCATCCTTCCCGTTTACCGGGCCGCCGAAAGGAACGCCCAAAACGTCGAGCTGCCAGTCATCCAGTGCCTTGATGTAGTTTGACATTGTCATCATCACCTCACAGCCCCAGGTCGCGGATGAGTTTGTCTATCCACGACTGGTATATCCTCGTTATCTCGCGGCTTCGCTCCCTGGCAACGTCGATTAACTTCCGCCAACCGATAGCTGCCATGTGCTTTGCCTGTTTGTTTTCATCCGTCAGCCACTTTGCATACGTGGCTCTGTTTCCGATTTTCGTATCATACCCGCTGCTTTTCGTGTAGAACTGCGTGCCGTAGCGCTCTGAATTACCTTTGTTACCCTTCTTTGTTTCAAGCCCCCGCCCCCGTATCCAGTACGGTGTGGGCGGCATATTTCCAGCCCCAACCGGCGGGTATTTGCGCAAGCCCTTCTGGTTTATTATATCCTCGCTCGCCTCCCGACCAGCCGCAGCGAGATATAACTTTATCTGAGCGCGGAAGCGCGATAGATTGGCTATCAGCTTGTCTATGCCTTTGATCTCGATGCTAAACTCGCTCACGCCTGCACCTCGTTGATCCTCGTCGTATACGTTGCCCAGCAACGGCAATTAGGATGAGCTGGCGGTTTATCCAGCCCGTTGCTGAAAGTTTCCCCTTGCGGCACGCTCTGACCATGCACCGCGCCGCATAAATCGCATACGCGGTCGTCAAAATTGGTGTACCAGGTCTTGTAAACCGGCACGTCAGGGAAGGTTTTAGCAAGCTCCTCGCCCGCGATACGCGCTCCTTCTGCGTATGCTCGGGTGGTCTCTGTCACCGCAATCATGCGCGCCCGCCGCTCTGTGTATGGCAGCCGCGCCATGATGTCGCTGATGGTCATGCCAGGCGTTTCGACAAAATCTGTGACCGCACTGCGTACTACTTTCAGCGTGGTCTCGTCAATCTCCTTGATCAACTCACCGACGTAGTTTGTAGCCCAGGATGCCGCCAGCTCGTTGGTCAACGTGTAATCAACCCCAAAACTGATAAGCTCGCCGAACAGGTCAACGGCATCAACGGTGGCATACATCATCAGCCGTATAAGCTGTGCTACGATTTTTTCTAGCTCATCGTCTGTGTCTAGTATCTCGAAAGACACGACCGTATCAGCCTTGAGCTGTTGCGGATACATCGCCTCAAGTCTGGGGCGTAAAATCACCGCCTGGCGCTTCCAGTATGCAATAAGCGCCCGGTAGATTTTATCCTCAAGCCGCTCCTTTTCCTCTCGCCTCGGCTCGTCTGGGTCGCGCTGCTGGATAATCGCTTTGCAGGCGTATACTTCGTGCACCTCAGCGGCAGTTTTACACTCTGCGAGCGCGGATGCTAGCTGGTCTTTGACGCGCTCCGGCAACTTGGAATCGATAAAATCGAAATCCATGGTCTTGCCCGCTTTCAGCCGGTTAAGCGCCTTTCGCTCCCACGTGGCTAGTGCTTTCACCTTGCCCCCGTTTTCGGTGTTCGGGACCCCGCCCCCGCCGCTGTTTTCCACCTCGTCTCTGCTTTCTGTAAGCAGCGCTTTGATTGGCTCGGTGTCCTCCGTCAGTTCATCAGCCCGCATCCTTGCAACCATGGACGACACCTGGAGGGGCAGCAAAGTGCCGCGCTCGTCGCCCAGCGGGTCATCGCCGTAGTACTTTGACCTGATCTCGTCCACGGTGTGCGTGCGGCTGTACTCTGCCTGCTCTTGCAGCGTAAGCTGTACGTCTGATAGCCGCACATCCTCAAACTCTGCGATCAGGTTCTCGTCGTATATCGGCAACAGGTCGTTTGTGATTTTTTCCGCAAAAGAGCAGAGCAGAGGCCACACCGCGTATTCCAGGAAAGTCGCTTTCCCTGTGCGGCTATTGGCTTCGGTCGCGTTAACTGATAGCATGGATGACATGCCAGGGGCAATCACCGACCAAATTTCCTCTTTCGTAAACTCCCTGCTTGCCAGGTATTCCATGTCCTTGTTTGACATGCTGCGCTGCAGCCAGGCGATTTCGCCGCTGCCTGTACCGCGCAGCATCATCATCTGTCGGCGGGATTCCTGCTCCCGCACCTCGCGCTTGATTTTATCCCACTCAGAATCGTTCACCATCTGAGCAAAAGACAGGATCGACGGCAATTTTCCTCCCTCGTCCTTGTACGTGCGCAAGTTCTGCTGCTGCATGGCAAGATCACCGGCGGACGCTAGCGCGATACTTTCGATCAATGACAGCCCAACAAAACTGTTGTATGGGTTATAAGTCTTGAAGTGAACCACTTCCTCTAGCGGCAGCAGGGTGGGTGCGCTGTATCCCTCAGGTTGATAGTTATATCCCCTCAAGTACGATTTCCCGTCTGGCACAGGCTTGTAGTATTTTGACGGATGCGCCCACATCTCGTATATGCTCGAAGTCCCGCGGTTAAGCCACCAATAGCAATTCCCTGTCAAAATATAATCGCTGAAAGACGATTCCAAAAACTCCTTACGGCTAGACAGCGGATTCGGACGGCGCAGCAGTTCCTCGAAGGGATGACTGATAATATCCTTTTCACGCTCTTTTGTGTATGACAGCACGTTTAGCGTAACACCCGCCGCCGTGCGCGCCAGCATGGAGACCGCCGTGTGAATCCAGCTCAGCTTTGCATAAAGACTGACCTGGGACGCATACAGCCCGTAATCCGGGATTGTCCACTGCTCTGCTTCAGCCGTAGCCAACAAGTGACCCGGGATCGGCGGCTTAAGCTGCGCCGCTTTATGGTATCCTGCCCGTCTGAGTATGTTTTCGATTAAGCCCATGTGATAGCCCTTATACAAAATCCACAAGCCCACTAGCTGAAGGCCTGCTAAGCCCGCTCCACGCCAACGCCATAGCCATAACGGTATCATCGTGCATACCCTCCGGCGCGGAGTACGAGAACGAGCCGGAGGCGTTGCGCTTGCTCTCGTAGGATAAAAGCTCGCCGGTCTGTACCAGGTGATTCAGCACGTGAATATTACCGTGCTCAAATGCGCTCTGAAGCGCCTGGATTACAGCCTGCTTTGTCGCGTTCGTTGTCGTGAACGGGATAACATTCATGCTCCGCTGCTGCAGATGGTCGATAACGCCCTGTCCAATGCTATTCGCCTCGACGATCATTGACGACAACCGCCAGCGGTTATACAGCGCTTCGAGCCTATCCTCCAGCACGTTGTAATCGACGCGATTAAAGCGGTCAAGGTAAACCTGCTCATGGCTCGCTGCATCGAGCACACTAACGACAGTGTAGTCAATCGACGCTGCCACGTCTACGCCTGCAAGGTATTGGCGGCCCGAAAGCGGAGCATCCAGCGGCTCAAGGCAAGCAGCCTCCTGTACGCGGCGGAATACCCCGCCACCGTCATCGATAAACTCGGCAAGGAACTCCTGCCGGAATATCATCTCAGGTAGTTCGGCGCGTGCTGCTGCTATCTCATCTCGCGGTATATACGGGTTGGCACTAGTTGGGAATGTCCACGATTGCCAGTCGCCATCTTCCTGCCCGCGCCGCCATAAGTCCCAGAAGTGGTTACGCCCGCGCGGGGTGGAGATAAATAATGCCCTGCCGTTGGTATCAGCCAGCGCCGGTCTGATTGCCTCAGTCCATGCCGTCGGTGAAATGTAAGCATGTTCATCGAATACCACGAAGTGTAACCCTTCACCGCGTAAGGACTGCGGGTCGTCTGCGGACCTAACCCACACTTCACCACCATACGGCGGTATTTGTACCATTCGATCAGCAGCACGAACTTTAGCGCCCGGTATGCGGTTTGCAATTCGCTTTAGCGGGCGCCAGCCAACCTCGCTCATCTTGTAACTGGGCGTGATCCACCATGCCCGCTTGCCCTGGGCTGCAACGTCAAGGCACTCGTTCACGCCCAGGCGGGTCTTGCCAAAACGCCGCCCTGCATCCACAACGCGAAAACGAGCGGGGGAGTTGTGAATCTCCCGCTGCGCTGGGTGCAGCCTGGCGTTAATCCTCACTTCCGTTTGCGTCATCGCCTCCATCCCAATCGATGATGATTTTCAATGGCATGCCCTCCGCGCCGGTAAGCTCCTGGCGCTGTGTCGGTCTGCCCAATACACGGTCAAGTATTTCTGTCGCTGAGTTTTGTTTTACATGCTCATTTCTGGATTTCAGACCGTCTACCTTCACGTTGGCGGCCTGCTCTGCTGCATCCTGTAACTGTATCATAATGCGCAGGGCGACCTCGCGTTTTATCCGCTGGGCAAGATTATTAAGCCTTTCGCGTTCTTCGGCAGACCAGGTGTAAAAAGATGTCTTAGCTATACCAGCCAGTTTGTAACCCTGAGCGTCTGAATTGACCTTCGCACGCGCAATAACATAGTTAATCCGCAAGTCCTCTAATTGGTCTAATTCTGTTCTTAAATCGCTCATAAGTGGTCTGTTTAAGTTCTATAAATGTTCATCATCAGCACAAGCGGCAAATTTTAGCGGTATCCCCTCTCGCTTGCACTCAGCAAGCATCGCCATCTGTGGTATGCAAGTTTCCGGCAAATCAAGCGTCAAACGAATACCACCATCCGCTAAAGTTTGCAGCTTATACACGATTGCAGGAAACTCAATTTTGTTATCAGCCATGCACTTGTGCCTTTCACGCCTCAAGCCAGCAGCCCTTGTATGTCAAATCCCCTAGCCGGGGTGAGGTTGAGCTGTGCTGGCTATCGGCTGGCTATCTGCCATGCACCGGGTAAACAAATAGCGCCCGATGCCTATATAGGCCGGGCGCAACTCGGTTCTGGCGCTGCAATAAGGTCAGCAGCCTGCGACTTCAAGAACAGTGTAGCACTTTCAGAATTGAATGTCAATAGGCAATATGGATAAAATCACCTTCTGTGTGCTAAAAATTGGTTTTAATGCCCTTCTGGTGCGATTTACGCACACGCTAGAACGGGTTTAGATTCCTGTTGGGATGGCACGAACTGTTGAACTCGCGCACACAGCCGCATAGCGGGCAGGTAACCTCGCCGCGTATGATACGCTCGCCCGCTGCCGTGCGCAGGTACGACCTGCCGTCGATAATGATGACGATGCCCAGGGTAGTGCCGCAGGATAAGCACCTCAGCGCCCGCTTCCAGCGTGCTGTGTGATACGTCGGCTTTGGTTCGCTCATTCATTCCCTCCACAAAAAGCAATAAACATTGATTTTGTCCGTCTCCGCGTACCAGTAGCAGGTATGCGGCTCAACAGTCGGGAAGCGCCGCTTGAAGATGGCTATCGCGTCCTCCACCTTTGCAGCAGGCACACGGTATGTCGCCAGGCGCAGGGCTGCATCCCGCCAGGTGCTAACGGGGATCAGCTTCATTTCTGCCTTAGCCGCCAGATTTCTTTCAGCAGTTGCCCGACCCATTCATACGCTATTTCGTCGCGCCAATCGCCACGCAACCAGTTCGCAAGGATAGCGTTGTAATCCCGCTTTGATAGCTTTCTCACATCCTCAAAAGCGGCGGACGGGTCTTTTTTTAGCGCCTCTACCCTTTCCTCAAGCGCCTGTTCGCGCCGTTCCCACTCTCTTTTTTTCTCGCAGTCCGGGCATAGTTTACCGCCGATAAAGTATTCCCAGTGCCATGGTTTTTCACATGAAGGACAGCGCTCTCCCCGTCCGTCAAAATCACAGTCAGGGTTCGTGCATTTGTTTTTAGCCATGGTTTCCTGCCCGCATCTCGGGCACTTGGCGGTATAAGGCCAGTCATATACCAGCATGCCATCGGCGGGGTCTCTGTATTCGCTCCAAGATGGTATAGGGTAGATTTTATGTTTTTCAGCCATGTTTATTCTCCATTGTCCAGCACCACACCCAGCGTATTGTCCAGCACCACACCCAGCGTATCTTCGGGGCTGCGCACAACGTGAACGGTTACGCCTCGCTCCGCCACAGCTTGCGCAAAATCCCGCTCAGCCTGGTTAAGCTTGCCGGTGCGGGTCTTGACCTCCATCAGGTACAGCTTGTCGCGCCACACGACCAGCAGGTCAGGGCAGCCATGCCCAACGATATGCAGGTCTACCACCATAGCGCCCACCTGCCGCAGCGCAGCTACAATCTCAGCCTGGTTCGCGTCAGTCCGTTTAGCCATCTCACCTCCTCACATTCGTAAGCACAATTGCCCGGCACTCGCCGCCGCCGTTGC